CCGGGCACGGACCACGGACCACGGACCACGGACCACGGACCACGGACCACGGACCACGCCCAGAAGTTTCATGCGTCAGCATCCCGAGGCCCCGGCGCGTGATTCACTGTTAACAACTGAAAGGTTAGCCAGGGCGAATTGTGACCCGGGAAAAGAATCCGCCTGGACGAATTCTGACCCGGTAAAAGATTCCGCCTGGACAAACGAGCACAAAAAAACCCCGCCCGATCTGAACCGGACGAGGTCAATTTGTTACTGGTTTTTTATTAAGCGGCTAGCAGACGCTGACCACCTGACAGCAATTTATTATAAACGATTGTAGAACGATGTTGCAGGTCACCATGGTTGCTATTCGCGCCCGTCGGCTTCAAAGCATGAGTCGCGCTATTAAATAACCACCATAAATTTCTGCCATTGGCTGTATGCTCTTCAATGCTGCACTCATCCCAATCGTCAATGGCCCGTCCGAGCTGGCTAGAGGAAAAGCCACCGGACCGGAAAACATCTAGCAGGATTTCGTCCCCGGTTTCGCGGGTAATCTGATGACGATTGAAGTCATCGAAGTCTATGGTCAGCTTTTCACCTGCGCGGCCCAGACCGCTAACCGCGTCGGATACCATTTCAGGAATCCGGTGCGAAATGTTGGTGGTTTGCTTGGATTGCCAATTGCCTAGATTTCCATGAAAACAAAGATTCGAACAGACCATGACTTGAGAGCCGATAGCAAGGCCCCGACTCACACTTTGATCATGAGCGCCGCGCAACCCAACAAGTAAGTTCCACTTCGATTCATGCAGGGCAGGCATCCCGAAGTTTTGCGGAACTGGTGCAACCGGTCGGGATATATTTAAAAGCCCGAACAGCCGCTTTTCATCCTTAGTGATCGCATAGTCTTCCTTTTCAATGGTAAAGCCCGCGTTTTGAATCGCGTTGACGGTATCCGTCGCAAACGAGTGAAAGGGATATGGTGCATGGCGTGATCCCATTGGGGCCGGTGTTTGCAAGTTTGCCAAGTAATCGCGCTCAACTTTGATATCAGTGCCTGAGTTGTATAATAATGTAGACATATAATTGACTCCGTTTTTTAAAGGCCCCCTGCACAATGCCGAGGGCTGTATAAGAATATAAGACTTATCCCACCTTGTCTATATATAAATTTCTAGGCACGACGGCGCGAGTCCATCAGTCCGTGGTCTGCGATGACAATATTACGAGCTGCAATTGTCGAACCTTGGCATAAACCGCAAGTGTCGCATTGGACTCTGTTTCCGCCTTCTTTACTTGCCGGACATATAGACTCTGTTTTAAGAGTCGGCGCGTCATGTTTACGGACTCGGAATGTCCGCCATCCCTTGGCGCTTGCACTTGCAACGTCCGCCGGGTTGTCTGCACTAGCCATGCATAAATTTTTAAGACCCGCGCCGATTCTTTTACGCCACTGGTGCGTGTAACCGGTTCGATTATTTACGCGGCTCGTTGCGGATCTCCACACCTTCGCAGGAATCGCGGCAGGATCCCCATAGCTTCCTATACGAAAAGATAAGCCCGCGAACAGCTCGGGCAATAACGCGGCATCAAAATCGACGCCCGGTGTGGCGTATCGGTCCCGGTGAAATGCTCCCCAGACTGAAAGCGGCGCTTGGTATACGCGGACATAACAACGCGTGGCACCCTTATTTATAGGGCGCAACGCACAATCACCACACACGCTGAAATCGGCACCCGTTTTCAACGCCTCGTGTGGCGCTACATATTTTCGCATGATAAACGTTTGGACCATTGCACCCGTTTTATCGTTTTCGCTGGACTCCATGATCCGACAAGCAATTGCAATGATTGGCTCGCCATCAATTTTTGACGGGCCGTCATATAAAACAACGCCCACGTAATCAGATGTTTTTAAGGCTCGCTTTAACGTTTCAATATCTTTAATCATTAGTCTGACTCCTCTTCTATTTCATATCTATAAACGATTCGCGAAATCTTAGAAGTAGTTGACGATCCTGTTAAAACGCGCCAACCGTCTGGAACTTTAAAACCAACCTGAATCAAGCGGGTTTGTGCAATTAAATCGGTCGATGATGGCGACATCGGGTCACCTTCAATTAAAAAGCTTTCTTCCATATGTTTCATAGTTTGACTCCTGTCATGTGCGTTGTATCGGGCTTGTTTTCTAATGCAAGTACCAGCCGACATGGCCTTGTTTTCTGCATCTGTTTTCGCAATCTTTAATGTTTTACCTGTTCCTACAACGATGTTGCCGTTAAATGTTGCTGCTGTATAAGTTGTCATCTGATTAACTCCGGGTTTAAGGAGTCGTATGGTATGGGATTAATCTTATATAAACAAGCAAAAAAAGACCCGGCATAAACCGGGCCTGATTCCGTGCGGAGTCAACGCATCTAAAAAGTGTTGCGCACAATATTTTCTAGGGGGTTAATTAAAAATACAGCCATTGCAACGCCCTTGGTTATATTTTGTATAACCATTTTACCGCCTCGTATAACGAGCGCCATAACGTCGCCAGATTCAGCATGGTTTTTTAATCCATTGAACCAGATTCTTTTATCGCCACGAGTCTTCGCACGATAAGCGGAAATGGTCGCTTCTGTACCATCACTATATAAGCCTTTTAGGGTTACTTTGTCGCCCGCCTTTAGGTCATCATAATCAAGAATGCCCTCGCGCTTCATAAGGTCGCGAATGCTGGCGTTACAATCTTGTATGCTTTTATTTAAAATGGTTGACGTAACGTGAAACAATGCCGCGCCACTTAAAGCGTCCGCATTTATCTGCTCAACTCTTGTTAATTTTCGCATCTTTTGACTCCTTCACTTCTCCTGAACTATTGCATATCTCGCACTGACGCACTTGGCGTAACACTCGAAGCTTTTCTATCCAATAACCGTTGCCGTGACATTTAAGACAGATCATGGCTCGCCACCTAACCAGACATATAGCTTGTCGATTAATTTTTGGATAAAACAATTCGCCCAACCATCTTTATCATCCATTTTTTGCTGCTCCATGCTCTTCTTGGTAACGTTCCCAATCGCAGGCTTGGATAAAATCAAGACCGGTCTCTCTCTCTATCTCATTAACCTCTTTATAAGCCTCCACTAAAGTCGGCGCGTAAACCTCTAGATAGTTCTGAGTATCAAAGACCCAAAGCTTTTCTTTTTGCTCATCCATTTTTAACTCCAATTTAAAAAGTGTTGTGTAACATGTTTGGTATAGGATTAGTCCTAGGTCATCCCGCAGGGCTAGTCAATAGAAAAAAAGACTTCCAATTATACGGTTCTTCAAAGACGGCCAAAGGTGATACAGACGCAAGGCCATCCATGCGAAGCTCAACAGCATCGGAGCCACTAAAGACACGAATATCCAAGCTACTGTCGCGAACAACAATAAAACAAGGCCCGAGGGAATGCCGAGTAAGCCAAGAACACTGGTGTGGGGATAGACTGACTTTATCAGATCGTCCCTTTGAGACTTTAAGTTCGAGGAAGCTAAAGACACCACCTTCCGAACATAGAAGCACGTCAGGGACTCCGGGTAACGCCCAACTTTCGAGTCTAGTTGTTTCAATTCTTCGCTCGCTTTTCTTTAGGCCGTCGCTTATTAGCCGCCACAGTCCCGCTTCCCGATTTTTTAGTGCTTCTCTTGGAATCTTGTTCTTCGACTTCGATGGGCGTGATGTCGATGATTGGTTCAAAAGAGTCTCTAATTCGGTCGAGTTCACGTTCTACATCCTCTCTACTCATTTGATCTATAGAGCCTGTTCTTATTTCAGACTTACTTACATATATGTCACCTTGAGCCTGACCGCGTCTATATTCTGCCTGAACGGCGGCGGAGTAAGCTCCGTTTTCCAAAGCCATGTCGCGTATCTTCTGTAGATCACGTACATGTTTTTTATATCCGACAGCATACATCTCGTCTAACTCGTCTCGATATCGAGATATTTCTGCTACAACATGAGGACAGATATTTTGGCTTGTTAATTCATATGCTCTGGTGTGAGCAGATGCTGCGGGATATCCAGCACGGATAGCGGCCTCCCGCATCGTTATCAGTCCATCGTTACTTACGAGTTCTTTAACAAACTTCTCTTGTCTTCTCGTAAGTTTTCTATTTGGGCCTCTGTTAACGACTTTTTTAGCTGTACCATCACTTATTTGGCCCGGTACGTTAGAATTCGGCATTTACACTCTCCAAAAGGTCTTTATTCTTTGAAAACAACGCTGTACCACCACTGTCCCACCACTTTACTTTAAGAACACCTTCTAAAGTGATATGGGATTTTACTGAAACAGTTAATTACAGGTATTATCAACTAAATAAAGTCATAAATCACTTACTTTAACTAAGACTCTGTCACATGACCGAGATTTGGCGTGTACAGAGGTGTTACGGCGACATACCCGAAAAACCCTTATATAAGATATGGTTAGCAGACTGTACCACCTGTACCACCTGTACCGTCTAAAAACTCGGGACTTTATTTTTTTTGAATTCATAGAATTGCTACTATAGTGGTACAGCGGTACACAACATGTAACGTGGTCCTTGGTCCGAGAACCCTTATACGTTCCACACGCCCCCCGAACCATTTTTTAATCTTCGTGGTCCGTGGTGCATGGGTTGTGGGCCTCTCACCCACCCGCTGGCATCACCACACCAGTCCAGTGATTAGCGGTGCGTTCGCACTTCTTAAAACCAGTACATCAGATTTATCCCATACTATCAAGCAAAAAATTATGGGCATTTGTGTGATGGTGCGGAGGCTTCTCATGAGGGTGCCCCGCCAACCCGCCAGCGTCTTAATTTTTAGTCGTTTGCTGGCCTGACCGCGTTTATACTCGCTCGACAGGATTTTATGACGCTGTCGTTTGTGCTTTGGCCTCTAATGCTGAACTTTCAACGAACTTCAACAAGGGTTTCCATTTCTCCACACATTCAGAAGGTGCTTTTACATTTTCCATGTTCTGCATAAACATGTTGATTGCCCAGCACTTTCCTGCATTTTGGTGTTCTTGAGGTATTGACGAAGCCTCATCATACCAACCCTTCACCTCGTACATACCACCCTCTATTTCATGGGCAAATACTTTAATTCCTTTGAAACCAAGCGG